CACGGGAACAAACGGCTGGATTGACCTGCGAACGGAAGATTTGACTTGTCCATGTGTTGGAACTTATAGCAACATCTCTCCAAAAAGGCGTTGGGTCATATACAAACAGGACGGCTTGGCAGCCATAGGCATTGACGGCAATCAGAATGACCGCCCAGGCATTAACATCGTTATCGGCGAGGTAACAGACTATGAAACGCAGGAAAAGGGGTACGGCTTGGCAACAAGCTGTGCAGACAACAACATACGGTTATGTTCTGTATTTACTGACGGAATGACGATAAAGTCTGTGCCTGTCAGACCTGTGTGTCGGCGCAAGTGGCTGACCTCTTTCACACCTGTGACATCGTCGACTTTGAACAAAGGCTTTACAAACCTTTATCACATTCTTTCACACACATCGGGGCAGAATGACAGCGACTACTATCCTGATTATGCAGTGCCCACGCAGACAGTGCTGCTTAACGGCAAGAAATATCTGTTAAGCAGATTTGCTTTTGAGATAAAGGAGTGAGCAAGATATGAAACAGAAATTTGCAAAGCTTATAGACGTCAAGTCTATCGTGACGATATTGTTGACAGCGGTGTTTTGCGTGCTGGCACTGCGCCGCACGATTTCAGCAGAGCAGTTCATCACGGTGTTTACTGTGGTGATATCGTTCTATTTCGGCACGCAGTATCAGAAAAACTATAAAAATAACAAGGAGGATAATTATCATGGCAGCGACAATTAAAGGCATTGATGTTTCTATGTATCAGACAAACGTAGATTTCGCAAAGGTCAAAGCGGCGGGCTACAGTTTTGTTATTATCAGATGCAATAACTGGGATCACACGAAGAACTGTGTAGTAAAAGACCCGCTTTTTGAAACGCATTACAAAAATGCAAAGGCAGCTGGGCTTGACGTCGGTGCATATTACTATACATGGCAGACAACGGTATCCGGTGCGAAACAGGACGCAGTTCTTTGTCTCGATTACATCAAGGGCAAAACTTTTGAATACCCAATTTACTTTGATCTGGAGTGGCAGAAAGCTTTTGCACGCGGTAAAACGGTATGCTCCGACATGGTAAAAACTTTTTGCACTGCGCTGGAGGAAGCAGGCTACTTCGCAGGTCTGTATATCAGCCGCAGTCCGCTCCAGACTTACATAACAAATGATGTCGCAAGACGCTATGCACTGTGGATTGCAGAATACAACAGCAAGTGCAACTACGGCGGCACATACGGTATGTGGCAGTACAGTTCAACGGGCAAGGTCAGCGGTGTTTCCGTGCCGGTAGACATGGATTACTGCTATGTGGATTACCCATCTGTGATAAAGGCTAAGGGGCTTAACGGGTTTAAGGCTACTAACACAAGCACGTCTAAGGTACTTGACAGTTCGGGCTTTAAGAAAGGTGATAAATCCGATGGAGTTCTTGCACTGAAACAGCTCCTTATGCTGGCAGGGTACAAACTTGACAACAACGGCACGTTCGGAGACGGTACCCTAAAGGCGGTCAATGCTCTGTTGAAAAAGTGGGGCTATACTCAGAACGGTATTGCGGGGACTAAATTTATTAAAAAGCTGTCTGCAACGATAAAGTAAAGGAGTAGCTTATGGATACAAAAGAAACATCATACAGCCAAATGGTGACAGTCACTAGGCTTAATTACAGGAGCGATTGCAACTTCACCGCCGGAACGATCGTTGGCGTTCTCGAAGATAATACTCCGGTAAAAGTCGCTGATGATTTTTATGAATTTCATCACGGTCACTACTGGAGAAAAATCAAGCTTGGTCGCAAGCATTATTATGTTGTTGCTGATTGGCTTAAAAAGATTTAAAAGTAACAGCTCCGGGCAATCCGCTCGGAGCTGTATACTATATTAAAAGGAGGTCATATTTATGAAAAGTCCAATACCATGGATTGGTGGAAAGAGCCAGCTTAAAAGTAAGATCATCAAGTCTTTCCCGCCTACTGAAAGCTACAACAGATTTATCGATGTATTCGGCGGAGGCGGGTCTATACTTTTTGCAAAAGGCAAACACGCTGATCTAGAGATCTATAATGACGCCAACAGTGATTTGGTCAACTTTTTCAGATGCTTAAAATATCATTCTGATGAGCTTAAAAAGGAGATAAAATACTATTTAAACAGCCTGGAAATGTTCCTTGACTGCCGTGAGCGCATATCTGTAACCGGATTTACAGACATTCAGCGGGCTGCTATGTTCTATGTGCTTGTCAAGACAGGCTTCGGAGCAAGTCTGAGAACGTTCGGCTGCAACAAAAAGCGGCTTAACACAGATAATTTCGCAGATATCGAGGCAAGACTGGATGGAGTAGTGATCGAAAACAAAGATTTTGAGGATCTTATCAAGGTATACGACCGTGAGAAAGCTTTATTCTACTGCGACCCTCCATACCACAAGACAGAGCGACATTACACTGTTAAATTTACCGAGGATGACCATGAGCGGCTCTGCAGAGTTCTTCACCAGATCAAGGGCAGATTTGTACTGTCGTACAACGATGACAAGTATGTGAGAGACCTGTATAAAGACTACAATATTCAGGCGGTCACCCGCAATAACAGTCTTTCATCAGGTGATTTCAAAGAGGTAATAATCACAAATTTCTAGTATTTTTTTTAGAGAATAAATAACGGATTTCGTTATTTATGTTGTAAAAAACATACCGGAGGTAATCATGAGAGTAAAATTAAGGGCTTTGCTTAATTCCAGGGGCATTACTCAGGCTGAACTTGCGCAGGCGACAGGCATCAGACCGTCCACAATCTCACAGCTTTGCAATAACATCGCTGTCGGTTTCAAATTTTCACATCTTGAGCTGATTTGCAGATTTTTAAAATGCGATTTAAATGACATTTTAGAGCTGTAAAAAATACGTTTCAAAAATTCTCGATAATTCAAAAAAAGTGATGAGTGTTTCGTTTTGTTGAAACATTTCATCACTTTTTTGCGTTTTGCTTGTCAGTTTTTTGGATTTTGCTTGTCAAACATCAGCCTGAGCTTAAGAGAATATTCAGAAAGAACAGCGTCGGTGTAACAAAAGGCATACCGGTACATTATTTGGTCCAAAGCGATAATGCCCATAGGCTTGCCGATACCCTTGTAAGCTCCCTGTATTCAAATAACAGACTAGGCTGTGCAAGATATACCGTTCTCGACCTTTATAATTTATCAGCCCGAAGCTCAGATATCCGTGAACTGTTCCGTGTTTGCAGCGGCTCTACTATCATAATGAATTGTTGTGGTTTAAAGTGTACCAACAGCGATAATTGTACAGCCGATGAAACTATCCCCGATATTATATTTGACCTCATCAATGCCTACAAAAACGAGATACAGTTTATTTTTACCTTTTCAAATGACGGACCTTCTCTCCCTGACGCTGTGGAAGAAAAGCTCGGCGCTATCACATTCGTGAAGCTTGCGGACGATACTGTAGAAAACGAAGATGCACATAAATATCTCAGAAAGCTTTGCAGAGAAGAGAATACCTCCTGCGATAAAGACCTCCTTTCCCTGTGCGCAAAGGATACCCCATATAGAGCAAGCGAGCTTATGGGTATGTACGATACTTGGTATTCAAATGTCCTGAAAACAAAAATCTATCCCCAGTATTCAAACTTCAAAAAGCTCTATGACAGGGAAGAAGCCAAGGAGATAAAAGGCTCTGCCTACAGCGAGCTTCAGGAGCTTATCGGACTTGATTCCGCCAAGAGCGTTATCGAAAAGGCGATAACATATTCAAAGGCGCAGAAAATTTTTGCCGATAAGGGCATGAAAGAAAGCCGAACAGCCATGCATATGGTGTTCACAGGCAACCCCGGCACAGCAAAGACCACAGTTGCAAGGCTGTTTGCAAGAATACTCAAAGAAAATGGCGTGCTTTCTAAAGGCGACCTTATCGAGTGCGGACGTTCCGACCTTGTTGGAAAATATGTTGGCTGGACAGCCGTTCAGGTGAAGAATATGTTCAAGAAAGCTAAAGGCTCAGTGCTTTTTATCGACGAAGCCTATTCCCTTTGCGATGACCGCTCTGGCTCTTATGGCGACGAAGCCATAAACACTATCGTGCAGGAAATGGAGAACAACCGTGACGATATGGTAGTCATTTTCGCAGGCTATCCAAAGGAAATGAACGACTTCCTCGACCGCAACCCTGGCCTGAGATCAAGAATTGCGTTCCACGTCAATTTTGAGGACTATACCGCCGAGGAGCTTCTTAGTATCGTCCATCTTATGGCTAAAAACAATGAACATAAGCTTGCCGACGACGTTGACGAAACGCTCCTGCCTTTTCTTGAAAGGGTCTGCAAGAAGCCGAATTTCGGCAACGGCAGATTTGCAAGAAATCTTATAGAGGGAGCACTGTTTGGTCAGGCACTCAGGCTCACAAGACAGAATTTCAGTACCATGACAATGGACGATATCGTGACCCTAAAAGCCCGTGACTTTGACCTCACCGAGGACGATACCCTCGAAGAAGAGCCAAAGCATATAGGCTTTAACAGATAAAGATATGAGTATAGACCAACAGACCGCTATATCCCCGACCTGAACACCGCCAAGTGCTTCAAACGGCATTATGATAACGAAAAGTTTCTTTCCAAAATAAGAAATAAGCTTGTCTATGAAATGTGGCTCTGCGGACATTTCCATTTAGATCGTACTGTGGGCAACGTGAGATTTCTCTATGAGGATATCTATGAGATAAAATAAAGCGCAGGCACTATGGAGCATACGCTCTGTAGTGCCTGCTTCCGTCATTTTTGACCCTCACAAAATCAAGCTCATCAAGCCCGAACAGCCTTGTAAGCTCCGTCAACATCTCCTCACTGTTCAGCGCAGGATTAAGATATATCACAGCCTTGCCGCCCTTTATCTCCACTCTGCCCCGAGGATAATAATTGTACTCTTTCCCATGTGTTACGTTTTTCGGCAGTCCCTCCCAAGTCAGCCTGTGATTGAAATTATCCCCCGACTTTGAGTTAAGTCCACTGCCGTCACCAATAACATTTCCCGATTTGTCGCACTCTAACTTCTTTGTATATAATTCACCCTCGATAAGCCAGAATATTCCCTTGTATATCATATTATTCACCTCAATATGATAATACCGTTTCCTATGTCCTAAATTGCACACATAGCCTGTGCTATGATTATATCAGACAAAGGAGGTGAAAGTTATGGCACAATACAATGTACAGTTTTCCATTGACGGTCGCAGAACGCAGGAGATCGTGTCAGCATACAACACCAATGATGCGAGAAAAATAATCGAAGCACGATACACCGGCGCAAAGATCGTTATATGGAGTGTAACAAAGCTCTGATTTGTTCGGTCGATCAGGGGCAGAGTGTAAAACACTCCGCCCTTGCTTGACCGAATAACGAAAGGAAGTGTCTATGGTAACATCAAAATCAGTTGAAAAGAACAACGAAGAATGGTACAACAAAACCGTGCAGATATTTGAACGCTCGTACCGCACAGACGCAGGCTTTGTGATATCTCACATAAAGTCTGCTCAGAAAAAGTTCACCTGCCAAGGCTATCTTATCACAGCCGCAAAAGGGAAGCCCCTCAAAGTCTTTTCGGGCGAGAGTGAAGCCATAGAAAAGCAGTTGCAAAACAGCAAGATACCATATTCACAGCTTATCACAGTGCAAAATAACAGGTCCTTGCAAACTGCCTATATAGCCTATACCAAGGATAAACAAAAGCTCACAGAAGACCTGAACAACAGCGGCTTCACCGCCATAGAAGATGTGGACAGCTTTATGTCAGACTATGACAAAGTAATGATAAGAGTTGCCGAAAACATCTCACAGCGTCATTTGTTTGACAGCGTAGGACTATGGTAGTGAGGTGACAGCATCGTGATGATCCCCCGCGAGAGAAGCCCACCAGATTTGGTGTGCTTGACTAAAAAAAATCCCCCGCCCTTTACTTTCACTTTATGAGTACGGCTGTCTTTATATTCTGATTTTAATTACAAAGCTTTTAAAAGGCGTCCAATTAATGACATTGTTAACAAAGCAGCAAATCGAACAAATCTGTCAAATGATAAATTATTGATTTTTCCAAAGCAGATCATACGGCGCTTCAATACAATAAAAATCTATTAAATTTGTTATGGACTTATCGGACATTTCACCATTTGCCAAAACGTAACCCGTATTACCCTTTTCATCGACATAAGCCACAAGCATATTTTTTATAACTAAAAAGCGGTAGCCATTCAATTCAAATTTTTCAACATCATTTTTTTCATATGCTGTCAAATTTGCATATCAACTTGTCTCCAATATAAACATAATTGCTTTCATTGTAATATGTTTCATATTCGCCAACGTCACTTTTACGCAAAACAGTTATGGCTGAATGTTCAATGTAAAATTCGTTATCATTCAGTTTACTGCTGCGGTCACTAAGCCTATTTATTTTGCAGATCATTCCCGTTGGGGCGATCAATTTCAACGCACATATTATGGTGGCAAACAAAACCACAATAAAAAAGAGCGTAGGTCTGGGAGCGGAAGGCTCATACTGAAAAGTATTTAGCAATACCATAAAACAAAGCGTCTGAGAAAAGGCTGTTACTAAAAGCACATACACATATTCTTTAAAGATCATACTATCTACGCATATTTTGAGTTCATCATAGTTGCTTAATTCAGCTGTTTTGGAAATAAACCCATATAGCATAATAGAAATAACAGTTATCAAAGCAAGCAAAATTACAGATAATATGATATTGAATTTATTAATATAAGACCTAGACTTAGTGATCGTTTTTCTTAATGCAAAGGTCAGGATACTTTGTACTCCTAAAATATAGATCAAGTCTATGTAAAAGAAAAACAGCATACTATACTCAAGATTTATAAAGTATACGATAGCTTTGACAAACTCTATAACTATAAGCCATAGAAGGTCTGCGATCGCAATTTTTATGATCTGGGTTTTATTGATACGGAATTTTATAAAATAAACGCAGAAAAGCAAAAGATATACGGAAAACACAAATAAATTATATATAGCCCCAGTAAATAAGCTGGAGATAACGTCTTTTCCGTTAAAAAAGCTTTCAGACAAATAGTTCTTGCTAGGTTCTATTATCAGTGCTAATAACTGCATTGCAATAAAACATAAGAGCGGGAATACAGAGTCTTTTAGAATTTTTAGAAAACGCATATTAATAACCCCTTATTTCTTTTAAGAAAGTTTTTTGCATTAATTCTGATGCATATGAAGAACCTGTAATATCTAATTCCAACAGAGGTTTAAATCTGTTTCCTAATATATTTGTTGTTCCTATTTCGACCTTGTCATTTTTGCATAAAATAGGTGTTTCCATTAGAGTGTTACCATCAAACCATAGATATGACGTGTAATCCATTTTTTTATGTTCTCTATCAATTGTGATGTGCATATCTGCACCTACCGATAAATTTGTTAACATATCCTTACCTGTAAGCTTTTTATATAGTTCTTCTATCCCTTTTTGTTCAGTTGCAGTAAGGAACGGATCATCATGATGTTCCAGATACAAGCAATATGGTATATCATTTGCGTAGGTATCATATAACTTTTTTATATCTGAAGAACCGGCGTATATAGTCACCCTTCTACGAAACTTATCTTTTTCAAATACAATTTTAAAATAAACGGATGATATACTATCTTCTGCAGAGGCTAGTATCCCTGTAAATAAAGCAAGACCTCCTGTTACTTTATTGTTTTTTAAATCTTGTTTCGTATAATTAGGATATTTATGTTTCCTGCCGCTTTGAAATTGTCTATCAATCCTATATTGCCCGCAATATATTGCGTCACGCTCCCAATTTTCTAATTCTGTTCCCATAATAAAATTACACCAATCGAAATTCCAATCGGAAACATACTTTTCTTCGACTATTTTCCAGGACGTATTTTCCGATTCTTCTGAAAACGAAGGTATGTTTATTCCGTATTTTTCTCCATTGTATTCAATAATTCCAAACTTATCATCATATGATTTATCAAATATAAGCGGATCAGTATGATAACTTTTAATTTCCATATAATCTGATAATCCATCCCCATCAGTATCAGCTTTAGAGGGATCAGAATTCATATGATGATAGTATTTGAACGTTGAAGGATTGCCCTGCTTTCCAGGTACTTCAACCTTCGTAAGCTCAACATCGACTTCTTCATTGTCATCAAGGCCGTCATCATCCGTGTCAGCTTTCATATAATCGGTATTAACAATTTTGCAATTTGAGCTTACAATAAGACCGCTCATTTCTTCAATATCTGTAAAACCGTCACCATCAGTGTCTGTTTCTCCAACAAAGGTCTTAGGACCTATTTCATTGCAGCTTTGATTTATTTCAGCAGCGGTTTTAGCAGAGTATACCTTGCCACCTGTCAGCTGTGCATAACCTATCAATGCAGCTGTATTAAAATCACCAATACAGAAAAAGTAAATAGGTATCTTGTTATTAATTGCAAGCTTAAGAAATCTACTGTCAACTGATACACTGCTGTCAGTAATAAAAATAATTTTAGAGTTATACCCCATAGCCTCATCATTGAGTATAACTGCTGCTAAACCAATTCCATAACTAGCATTAGCAGTTCTGCTGTAATAAATCGGATCCCATTTCAACGCACTTTTGACACTCGTAAAATCGGTGTTCATTCCACCAGCATTCTGGTAGGTCAAAAAGCTCATAATATCTGAATCTGACATTGAGTCTACAATATTACTAACTATAAGTTCATTTCGATTTGCGTTATTAACATTATATATATTTGAACTTTTTGATAATACTCAATTGCATCTTCGTATCTGCTGAGTGACATACAAACATTTGCAGCACACTGATACGCATCTGCACAGTTCTCATCGAGTTTTATAGCTGATAAAGAAAGACTGAACGCCTCTTGTAATTGCCCATTATAAAAGGAAGTTTCCGCATTTGAAATTAATTCTGCAAGTTGATCTTTTTTGTCCATTGGCATCCAAATCATCCCCTTACGTAACATCGGTTTTTTTCAGTTCGTTTATTAGCTCTATATCATAATCATTTGGAGCATCACTGAATGCTTTTTCTGCTAAAGTGACAGCTTCTTTTGAAATCGTAACCTCATTAGCTAAAACGTTCTCCAAAAAATTTTCAAGAGCCACCCGTTTTTCTCCATATTTCGCCAGTTCTTCAGCATCTTCCACAAGAGAGTCGTCATGAAATTGCATAGAGATATTTTTGAAGAACATATCATATGCGTCTTTTACCATTTTAATCTCCTCTCATAATTAGCGATTAATAGGAAAGCCAGTTACTATCCTTTCACCGCCTGGTTCAACAATCACTCTAATATCTAAACTATAACACAAGATATGAAGTTTCGTCAATCCTTAATGAATTACGCAAAGAAATATGGAGTGAGCCGAGCGAGCAGAA